CCTGGTTTGAATCCATGAATTTTTATAATCGGTTTCCTGTTTACGTTTAAAACCTGTAACAATGTTATAATATTGGCGTGGTGTTAAGCTATAAAAATAATCTATAGACAATCCTATTTCACCACAAGCTACAGCTTCTAAATCATCCCAAGTTAGATTTATTTCACTACCTTCTTTGTTGCTTTTTTTGGTGACGTTCTCGCCACCTTTTTCTTTCCCTGGTTACCTGGAAATGAATTTGTAAAAGCTTCTAAAATAAATGGTAATGTTTCCGGCTGTCTTAAAACAACTTCATCCACTAAAACATTAATATCATATTTTAAATCACTTTGAACTTCAAATGGCAATGCATTTAAAATTAAACGACCTAAAAAATCTATTTGTTCAAATGTTAGTTCGTTATCTTTTTCACCAAAACCTAAATTTTGAACGAATTCACCAAACTGATTGAAGCCTTTTAAATTATAACTTTCGCTAACGTTACGAATCACACCATAACCAAATTTTAGCTGATGTGATTCGTTGTTAATTTTAATTGTTACTGTGTTTTTCATGGTTGTTAGTTATTATGCAGGAATTACATCTTTTTCAATAGTTCCATTTCCTGTTAACGTAAATGATGCAGTTGCATCTTCATTTACTGCTGCTGTAGCATCTAATGCAGAAATGTATGCTTTACCTTTGTAAAATGTATCGCCAGTTAAACCTGAAGATCCTAATGTAAATTTTACATCTACTTCCGTACCAGCTACCATTTTATCAAATAGTGATTCAAAGTTTTCAGTTCCAGTTACACCTGTTGGTAAACTAGCTACTGCTAAACCATCACCAGTTGCAGACCATGATAAAACATCTAACGAAACTTCAGTTCCATCAGTATCTTTTGTTGCACGTTCTTTTGTACCTCTAGAGATACTAAGCGCACAACTTGTTGCGTGATAAACTGTATTATCACCTAAATAGATTCGTAATTGCGAACCGTTGTAAACACCTTCAGTCATTTTTTCTAAGTATTAATTGTTAATTTTATGTTGAATGTTGCGCTTGCAACACATTCGTTTGTTTCATCTAAATAATCACTATCTAAACTTTCTAATCGACCATATTTACTACTCATTACAGTAATAACTTCATCTAGCATTTCTAAGGATTTATTATATCCATTTGAATAACAACTAATTGTTATTGATAAATCAAACCTAAAATCTTTAGTCGCTTCAGTTGGCGAATTAAATTTATAAGTAATGAAATTGATTGTCTCCTGTTCAGCTATTAATGGATAAATTCCACCTGTCGCTTTATCTGTTATAGAAGTAACATTTAAAATATCATAAATTGTACGCGATAGGTTTCTTAGCATTACGAGCTTAATTTTAAAACTTGTTTATCTATATATTTTGCCACTTTTTTTTCAGCATCTTTAGATACTAAACCTTTAGTTTGGTTGTATGCTCTATCCATAAATGGATTTGCAGTTTGGAACTTAGTACCGCCATGCACCATTGCACCATACCAACCATCGTTTTTTCTACCTTTAGATCGCGGACCTACATAAATCACCGCATTAACTTTTGCTGAACCTCTTTTACCTCTAATTTTGCCAATTGACTTTTTAAGGTTTCCTGGTTCGATTATTTTGTAAGCTCTAGATCCACTTTGCACATGAGCTTTTTTACTTCTAGGTGCTTGTGCTCTAGCTGCTTTTACTGTTGGATTTGCCGATTGCCCTAAAATTTTAAGGACTTCACGACGTTTTACTCTATCCGGTAAACGTTTAATTTTTTGTTGCAATTCAGCAAAACCTTCTATTTCATATAAATTCTTACTCACGTTTGCTGGATTTTAAAACCAAATATTCTTTGCGACCTTGATGTTCTACACTATGAACATTATATTCGCCATCTTCATCTTTTATATAAAAGGTTACACCACTTTGAACGACATCGTTTCGCCATCTAATAATGTACCTTCTAACTGAAAGGCTAATCACCTTACCTTCTATTTCTTCAGTTCCTGAAACATCTTGAAGTTTTGACCAAACAAAACCCAAAGACACTTCTATTTTTGTGCGCTCACCAGTATCGGTAATAGTTTTGTCGTACTTAATTAGTTCGACACGTCTATCCATTTGACCTATATGCGCTACTTTTTTAGACAAATTGTTTGTATTTACGCATTAAATTAGCTGCCACAGAATTAGCAAAATTGCCTAATCTGTTAGATCTATATTCATACATATCAGACATGATTAATTTAATGGCTTGTATGATTGATACAGGGATTTTATTAAATCCTGTAGTTACTGTTATTTTAATAGCTTTAGAATCGGCTTTTAAATCTGTAATATCTAAGCCAGTATATTCTATAGTTACATTGCCCTGGTCTATTACAAAAGTGTAATCTGATGCAGGAATTATAATGTTAGCATCGTTAGTATTTGTATAGCTTACCTGATTTACTGCTGTTACATTGTAAACTGGTAAGGTTATAGACGTAAACTGTTTATTTGTAAACACTTCAGCATAGGTTTCAACAATACTAGAACCTAAATAATCTTCAGCCTGACTAAATGCAGCTTCAACATAACTTGTAATTAAATCATCTTCATAATCATGATCTATTTTTAATTGAAACTTAGCATTATCTAACGACATAATCGTTAGAATTTGAGCTTGTGTTACTGGCGTTATGTTTACTGCTGTAATCATTAAATTACTTCTTTTTAGCTGCCTTTAAATCAATTAATTCTTTTGCTTGTTTTTCTTCAATTTGAAAAACATCGCCTTTAGAATATGGTAAACCAAATTCACCTGATAAATGTTTTTCTGCAATAAGCTTCACTTTTTTAGCTTTTTGCAATTCCTTTTTTAAAGCTTCTTCCTTTTTAATTTTAAGGTCGTTTTCTTTAGCTTGTTTTAAATTAAATTCTGAAGTGAATTTATTTTTAATAGCTTTTTCAGATTTTTTAGCCATGATGTGTTTTATTTAAAAAAGGCAGTGCAGTTTTACACTGCCTTTTTATTTATAATTTCTACTTACGCAGTTAAGAATGCGTTTTTAGCAAAAGCTTTTTCATTTGCTACTTGCATATCTGCATGTGTATTTAACACTAAACGAACAGAATCTGAAAGGTCCGCACTGTAAGGATTAACAGTTACGTTAATTGATCCCCATTGACCGATAACCATTTGCGAGAAATCACCATAGATTAATGGATAAACATCTGTACCAGCTGCATCTAAAACAGGCACTAATGAAGATACTAGCGTATTTGTAGCATCTATTTGTGTTCCTTCGAATAAGAAACGACCTGAACCAGCATCTTTTTTAATTGTTTTTAATGCCGCTTTTAATTTAGGATGTAATAAATATCCTAAGTTTTCCATAGTTGTATTATCTTCTTCAATTAAACCTTGAAGTTCAACAATTTTTTCCCACGTTGCAGCTACTGCTGTAGATCCAGCTGCTGCATTAACACCAGCCAAATTTAGTAAACCAGTTGGCGCAACACCACCAGCACCATTAATACATGCACCATGTAATAATTGCGCGAATCCTTGTCTTAAACCATTACTAACACGATTTTCAACATCAATAGATGATTGCATTAATAATTGGTTTGAAATATCTACAGCGCCACCAGCACGTTTAGGATTTAACGTTGGACCTGCATATTCTTTTTTCTGTGGTGTAATTGCTGCACCTTCAGCAAGGAATGCCATAGCAAAATCATTATCCACAATTAAAGGAATGTTACCACCAGTTAAACCAGTCATAAATGTAGCACCTAAATCTTCAAAAACTAATTTTGGACGTAATGGCGCAATCATTTGCGGTGCCTGGTTTTGTACTAATGCACCACCAAAACTACCTGAATCTTGTGTTACTGTTTGTTGGTCCGCACGCGTGATATACGATAATGGAATAGATAAACGAGATTCTGAAGGAACTGTAACACCAGCCTTTCTAGATTCTGCTAAACCTATTTCATGCATTTCTTTTTCAGCACCTTTTAATTCTACATTGCTTGCAGGATTTGCAGCATTAATTGCAGTAATAATAGATGCACGTTTAAACACTTTTGCTTTTTCAGCTTCTTCACCATCGCTAGTTCCTGTTACAACAGGCGCGGTAAAAGCTGCTGCACGAGCTTCGGCAGCTTCTTCTTTTTCAGCTTGTACAATTTGATTTCTTAATTCTTCGATTTCGTTATCTAAATCGTTGAATTTAGTTGTTTCTTCTTCGTTAAACGCATCACGCTTTTCAGCTTTACGCGTATCTAACATGTCTTTTTGAGCTTTTACTTTCGAGGCTCTTAACTGCTTTAATTGATCTGATTTTTTCATCTTTAAATTGAATTTTTATTTATTAAATATTGAGCCTCGTAAACATCTAGCGTTTTAGCTCTTTGATCTACTACTTCCGGATCGTTAACCTTAATTTCTTTAGTTTGAAATTCGGTTAAACTTCTTTTACCTACTGTAGCATCCGGATATGCTGGATAGGTTACTGGTGATACATCGTAAAGACGTTTTACTTTTACGATTTGACGTAATGGCAATTCGCCTTCTACTTCAATCCAATTTTCTTCACTTACTGAAAAACCAAAAGAAGATTGCGACACATCGCCAGTGCGAATTGCATCTTCTAAATCTTTAGCAAATGTACGGTTTGGTGTTTGGTAACGATAGTTTAATCCGTTTTGGTCCACAAATAATTCTAATGTACCTTCACCATTTACACTTCTAGCTAGAATGTGATTTGGATCGTGATTAAACAAACAGCGAACATCATCATTTAGAACATCATCGAAAGCACCAGGTAAAACTTCTTCTTTAAACCAATTACCAATTGTTGTTACTGAATTGTATTTTGCAGCAACACCTTCAATTCTTTGTTCTTCAGAATCGTTTTCGTTTCTTTTTTCAATTTGTACTGGATGCGTTAAGAAACGACGTTCAGTACCTGTAATGTTTTGTAAATAGTCTTTCTTACTCATCGGTTAACTTTTTAATAATTTCGGCTTGACTTTGTAAATTGACTGGTTGTAATAAATCGTTTCCGCCTTCTAATGGATTAAGATCTTCTAATGCTCTTATTTCGTTTGGCGCCATTACTTTAGCGAAAATCATTTTTGTATAGTAATCGCCTTTTTCTTTTAAACTGGCGCGTAATAAAGCGTTGATGTTTAGTTTTGTATAGCAGGTTTCTTTTTCAATATCTGTAAAAAGCTTTTTGTTATATTCCTGCTCGAACATGATTACATAAGGCATTACTGAATCCTGAACATTAGCAATTTCCATTTGGTAAACATTGCTAAAATTGGCGTTTTCTAAATGCTTTAATTTGTGCGGATATAAGTTTAACCAACGTGCAACATCTAAAACACCTGAAGCTTGTGTTTCTATAAACTTAGATTCTGTTGGTGATAATGTGATGCTTTTATATTTAAAACCTTCATCTAAAACTGCGGTTTTAAAGTTTCCGCTAGATGTCATTCTATTATTAAAGCCATCAATAATTTTCTTTTTTGGTTCAGGATTTAAAGATTTTTCAGTTTCTATTACGCCATAACCTAAACCTTTATCATTGTAAATATCTGATGCATATTTTTGCGCTGATAATGATATTCCTAAACTTTCAGCTGCATGTGCAATAATTGATTGACCAACTACACCATTTGTAGATGAATTGGCTACATGAAATATTTCGTGGCTAGAATAGATTTGACCTTTAAAACGATAAAATACATTATCGTTTTTTTTATATACTGAAACTTCATTTGCTGGAATGTAATGTAACGCCACAACATTTGCAGTGTTTACATTACGTTGAATTAACGCATACGCATTACCTTTTAACAACAAACTACGCATCATAACACGATGAAATGCAAATGATGTCATGTAATTATTTGGTTCGTTAGCGATAACGTTATATGCAGAATGGGTTTTAAATTTTATACGATTATCACCTTCTTTTTTATAAATAGCTTTTGGTAAGGTTGCTATAGAATTAGATAAAATTTCTACACCATTGTAGAATGCTGATAGGCATAATGCAGAATTTTCATTAGCAAATTTGGTTCCTGATCCTAAACCTGGTAAAAAGGATAGAGCACTAGACATTGTATCGCTACGAAATGTTGGCGATACTAAGTTTTGTAGTGCTCTTTGTAATAATCCC